TCACACCTATCTGTTGTAGGCTGTCGCCAAATCTGGCCACGTACTCACTCAAGGTACTTGTGGGGCTCGAAGTGTCCAGCGTGATAACACTAGAGCTTGCACCTTCGCCATAGAGTCTGGCATAAGGTGGAATCACAATTGATTCAGTAATCAAGTAAACTCCGGCCGGAAAGAACAACGAACGGCGAATTTGTGGATTGATTTCTCTACAGAACAACTGATACAATGCACGATTGATGGCTTCGGTATCGTCTGTGACACCGTCGCCTACTGCACCAAAGTCCAGAACGCTGGCAAATTGATCCAACCAGTTTTGCAAACTCAAACTAACCGGACTGCCTGATGTGGCGCCAGTTTGCACAGTGTATCCGGCAGCGGTACCTTGATAGGTGTATGCTCCATTTACCAACAGCAAATCTGAGAACTCTGTGAGAACCTCAGTATTGCCAACAACCGGGGCACCATCTTGAAGGGTGCCATTGCCGATGTATAATTTGCGTTCGTCAATAGCCCAGCCCAGTTCTGCACCGGCCAATTGCGGCAGATTTTCTGCTAGACCTTTACGGTTTGTGATGCGACTAACTTGTACAATTGCCATATGAATCCTGATTCTGTGCTGTATTTAGCGTGTGGCGTAGTACTGTTCAACTCGCTTCATCCACTCATTGGTCCAGTGTGCAAATTCATCACCCTCAATCACGTACTCGGTGTATATGGGCTTGCCCAAGCTACCATCAGCTAGTACATCGGGCTGTTGGGCCATTAAAATAACGCCGCAGTCAATGGTGGTACCGTGGGTTTCATTGTGTGCTGCTGCATACGCTGCCAACTGCACAAAATAATCATCAATCCATTCACGCTTTTTGGGCCGGTTGGTCTGTTTGAAATCCATAATAGCAGGACGCTTTTTCCACACACCCAGGCAGTCTGTGGTGCCAGCATATAACCCACTATAATACACAGGAACTTCCGCGCCCCAAAATTCATTCACATGGCACAGGCCTTGCAGGATAACTTCTGCGGCCATGAACCATGAAGGATGTGCAAAAGGATTGCCGGGCAAGGGTTTCATGTCGTCATTCAACATGTAGTGCTCAAGATAGGCATGCATGCGTGTGCCACGGTTGGCTGCTTCTGTGGTAATTTCTTGTGCTTTTTGTTCGCCCACTCGTTTACGCCAGTTGGCCAGGACCTGACGCTTTTCTTCACTCTTGGTTCGGTCCAGGATTGTGGTCACACTGGGCACCTTGCTGCCGTCGGGCAGGCAGTAGTGTCTTTTGCCGTCTATTGTTTCTCTATTGATGGGTGTGTAGTTGTATCTGTTGACTATCATTTAAACTCTAAAACTTTCTCCGCAACCACAGCGGTCACGTTCGTTGGGATTTGAAAATTGAAAGCCTTCATTGAGGCCTTGTCTTGTGTAGTCTACTTCAAGTCCTTGAAGATAGGCACAACTTTTGGGATCAACAAATAATTTGCAGTTGGCACAGTCTATGCAGATATCTTCAGGCTGTGCTGTATCTACATATTCTAACACATAAGCAAGTCCAGAGCAACCTGTGGTTCTTACACCAACACGGATTCCAATACCATGGCCGCGACGTTGAATGGTTTGAGTTATTTTTCTAGCAGCATCATCAGTTAAGGAGATCATGCTTGCTCTTGTAATCTGCCACTGCGGCTTTCACGCAGTCTTCGGCCAGGATGCTGCAATGGATCTTGACAGGAGGTAGTGCAAGTTCTTGAGCAATTTCTGAATTCTTGATCGCTGACGCTGCGTCAAGCGTCATGCCCTTGACCATTTCTGTAATCAGCGAGCTTGACGCAATTGCTGAGCCACATCCGTAGGTCTTGAATTTTGCATCTGTGATTAATCCAGTCGCTTGGTCTACTTTGATTTGCAACTTCATCACGTCACCGCAGGCAGGTGCTCCTACCATTCCTGTGCCAACATCTACATCGCCTTTTTCAAAGCTGCCCACGTTGCGGGGATTTTCATAATGATCGATTACGGCTTGGCTGTAGGCCATATAACTTCTCCAATGTTATGGAACACAAGGTTCCTTTTTTAATATTATCAGTATATAACAAAAATTCTAAATTGTCAATACTACCAATAATTTTAGGAGGGACTTTATTCCTAAAACCCTCTGCTATACTGTACTTATGGTCTAAATGATATCTACCCCTACCTCTTTTATCAGAGTTTTCTAATACATTTAAATTATTCTTAGAAGTCCAATAGTATACTTTTCTACGATATTTTTTAAATTCTACATACTCAGGATCATCTGGTTTCCAAAATCTGCCTTGCTCAATACCTGTTTGAATATATTTCTTTTTTGATTCTTCAGTCCAGGAAGATTTCCCTTTCATCGAATTTGATCTTTTTTCATTTGATTCTACAGATTGATGTTTTCCGGTCCAAGCACTTCTAGTTAGGTTAGCAAGGCTATTAGGGTTATTTTGACTTACACCGAACATGGGATTTTTTTCTCCTTGTTTAGCAAGGCTGGCTTTTTGTTTCCATGTTTCTGAACGATTATTTGCGGTCCAGCGTCTTGAACAAATAGGACCACAAAAGAGTCTTGCTTGTTCTTTTTTTCCGGCTCTGGGCAAACTGAATGTATTGTTACAATTTTTGCAAATTTTTTCTAACATAATAGAACTTTCGTTGTGTTCTATTATTTAGTCTATTACAAAATTATTGTACATCTTCCGTATGTTTATGTTTAAAGGATTTTTAAGTATCTTGAGCCATACCGGTTCCTTTTGTTGAGTATACTACCAACAGGCCAACTAGTCAACCAGTTTGAATCAACCGAGATTACGGTCTTTGTTCATGGCTGATTTTGCAGCCTGTGCCACAATGTTCTGTGCTTGATTTACCGGCATAGTTGTGGGTCCAGGTTGTTCGCCACCTTTGAATATTAATTCAGTAGCATCAGGTGACATGGGTTCTATTATACCACTCAAGGGAGGTTGGCCAACTAGGCTTTGCAAAGTATCGGGAGTGATATCAATACCAATATTTTTAGCACGATTGATAAATGCCTGCACAGGCATCTGTAGTTTTGCTGAAGTATCTGTGGCACGGCCCACAGCAAATTGAGCCAAGGCCAATAATTTGTCTGCGGTGTTGTCCACAGCTACTTCGTCAATTCGCATTATCTGCGCTCTCGCCCCAGAGATGCTGCAGGGCCAACGGCTGCTGCATCTAGTGCTTGTTCAGGGGAGGGCGCAGTCATGCTTGGATCAATTTGTTCTTCGCCGGCTGGCGGAGGTGGAGCCATTTCAGCTCCGGGCATTTCAACAGGTCCTTGACCAGTTACCACACCAAGAGCTTGTTCCAGCTGTTGCTTGCTGCCCTGCAGATTCTGAACCAGTCCGGTCAATGCTGCCTGTGCATCATTGTTGAATTGAGCTGCTTGATCAGCACCAATTTGATTCTTGATCGAATCAACCAAGGCTGGTAATTCTTTAAATTGCATCTCAGTGGTGTCTTCAATCATGCCTTGCATTTTGTCAACCATGTCTTGTGCAGCCAGAACCACCTGGGCTTGCTGAACTTCGCTTTCGCTGAGATAGTATCCATAAGTTTGAGCACGACGACGTTCTTGCACCGAGGTAGTGCTGCTGAGACTGGTGAGTTCGTTCTGTTTGTCGGTCACTTGTTTTTTCAGATCTTCAAGTTCTTTTTGTATCTGTGTCTTCTGGTCCATCTTTTGCTTGGCAGCCATGGCAGCAGCCTGTTGAGGATTTACTCCTGGTGCAGGTGCAGCGGCGTTGGCAGCGGCCATTTCATCTTCGTAGATTTGTTCTGCAAGTGCTTGTTCCATCATCATCAACTTCAGGTAAGCAGGGTCACGCTCACTGGAGTGACGTGCAGGACCGCTTCTGTGTTCAGATAATACCCCACGTACCTTGCGATACATGTTGTGCAGTTGATCGCGATTCATTGAGTCAAATTGAACTTGTTGATCAAAATGACTCTCAAATACCTTAGCGATTTGTTGTGTGGGGCGTGTTACGGCCAGTTCGTTTAGTTTCATTTGAGTTTCCTCGTAGTTGCCAGTATTTAGCCAAATTTATACATTTTGTCAACTCTTGTTCCAGCAGTTGACTTTGGTCTTGTCGGTAGGATACTTTGGTTATTACAGTTTCCCAGGCAGTTCCCGACATACGATCTGCAATGTTCTTACGTATGTAAATGTCATTGCGCAATCGTGTGAGTGATTGATCTAGCTCTTGTATTTGTCTAGCAAGATTAAAATAGTTTAGTCTGTCGGCTATGCACCAGGCAAGAGCAGATTTAGTAGTGCTAAATTTGCCCACAGCATCGTCTCTTATGGAAACGTCAAATCCCGGATCTCTGGGCTGTATTGTGTATTTGCCAAAAGCACGGTATTTTTCCCCGTCTTCCACAATGACATTTTCCAGCAGATGAGGCAGTTCTCTTTCGGCCAGGGCGGCCAATTTGCGGCTGGCTTTCATTTGAATACGTAGTGTGATAACAACCAGCCAACAGTGGCCAACAAGAATCCAATGGATCCAAGTCCCCAGTTTATCAATTGATTGTTACGATTGTCCACAATTTTATGCAGCATGGTATGAACTTCTTCTGTCATGTCTTTTAGTCGATTGATAGCAGAATTGGCAGAATCTAGTTGCAGTTCTAGATGGCGATAACGTTCGGCGCAGAGCTCTACATGCGCTTCCAGGCTCTTCTTTTCGATTTCTGTTGTGTCCATGAATTATTTATGGCCTTTTGGATAGAACCAAATGTTCACGTCTGGCTGTAGCAGTGTGGTCAGTTGTTGTTGAACATAGTTGATGATGGGAACGCCACGGCATGCCTGTTTGAGCAAGCCCACTGGATCTTCATTGAGTCTGAACACATCATCAAACTCTGTTTCAAACTCAAATTCCCAACGACCGTTTTGCATTCGTATATCAGATATGTGTTGCGGCTGTGTGTACAGTCCTATCAATTGCAATAGAGTTTCCCAGTTGCGTTGTTGGTTTCTACTGCTGTTCCAGGAATCAAAATTGGTTATTGATTGATCAGCTCGATCCACAAACGGCAAGACGTTTGTTCGAAAATGTCCTGTAACACCAGTGGGTCTACAATCAAAATCAGTCAATACACAAATACTATATGCCATGGGGTATTTACGGCCAAAAAAAAGCCCCGGAAATAAACCAGGGCCTTGATTTTTACTGCTATCTAGTATTAGACAGGAGCAAAGTTGGTAGCAGCAGTAGTGAACACTGCATTGCCGGCTGACGAACTCAATTCCAAGTTCTGACCACCGGATGCCACTGTGGCACTGGTATTAGCAGTGGTCAACAATGTAGCAGCAGTGTATGCGCCTGTTGGATAGATAGCCAAGTTCAACACTGTTGGTGCTGCTGGGCTAACTTGATACATGGCCACAGTACCCTTGGTTTGAATAGCTTGCAACACATTGTTGATGTAGCCATTGACGTTTGCCGATGTTGTCAACGCACCATTGGCCACCAAGCTGAAGAAATCCAGCTTAGGACCTTGGAAGTTAACTGAACCAGTTGCAGCAATGTTAGCTGTTCCGCCAATGTTGCCATTGGCTGTATCCATATTGAATACTGGTTGATTCGTGCCGTTTGTTTTTGTAAAAATTGCCATTTTAAAATCTCCTAAAAAGTGGGCTACTTGCCCTACTCTTATTTATGAATCTGGCAAAAAATTACGGTGTTGGTGAGTTGTTTCGAGCTTTGTTTCTGGCTGTAAAATCAAAGCGATTTACTGCTTTACCGTAGCCTGCAGGGGTTGCAAACACCCATCCTTCGTTGCCGGGCACTTGTGCATCCAGCTTGGTCAACAGGTCCAGTTTTAGATCATGCAGCAATTCAAACAACACAAAAGCAGCAGCCAAGGCTTGTTCATTGCTGGTAGGACTGCGCAGATATTGCAGAATGTTGTTGTACTTTTGCGGTGTCTGGGTCTGTTGCAGCCAGGCTAAAAATCCCGGCACAAGATCACTGAAATTGCCGGTATAGGCTGCATGATTTGGATCCACACGCTTGTTGATATAGTCTATTGCCAGCTTGGCCAGGTCAGTTATTTTCATGGCCCGTAATTCAGCAGGATTGAACAAGGTGTTCATGACTGCTCGGTTTTGACGCAACAGTGACTTGATTTGTTTGACAATGGGATCTGCTGTTTCCACAGGCTTGGCATAGATTGGTTCGATCAACAACAGGCCAGGCACAGGATTAAACTTGACTCTGCTGAGTGGCTGCTTGGCAGCTCCTGCATCTTCGTACATGGTATGCACAGCAACGCCAACTTGAGATCCTGCAATGTCCTTGCCCAGTTTACTAGCAACTGGAATTCTGTATTCCACAGTGTTTGGTTTGAATTCCACAAGACCTGCGTTTATTTCCCAGGGCTTTTCGGGGCTGTACAACAAGTCGCCTTTGACATAGCCACGAAAGTTTTCTGGAGTAGCAGCTTCCAAATATGGCCAGATACTTTGATACACTGGCAACAGTGTTTGTACTCGAGTGGCCTGGTTGCCTTTGGCAGCAGCATTGGCATCACGTTGTGCCATGTGGTCAGCCACAGCATCAGTACTGGTAAACAGTCCATCGTATCCAACTGCACCAAATCCTGCATCATCTGTGAGCACAAATTCTCCGGTATCGGGCTTGCGACCAAATACCACAGCAGGCTTTCCGTCCCATTTTA